TGGTAGATATTCAAACGCAAGCTGAAGTCTGCCCATGATTTCGCGGGCCGTGCTAGATTTGTTGGCTAGAATGGCTACGTTCACATTCTGATTGAATATGACATAGTGTAGCAACCATGCTACAGATGTGGTTGTCTTACCGACCTGACGGGGTAGTTTACAGATAGAGAAGCGGTTCTCATGAAATGTGGTCATCATTTCTTTTTGGAAATCCCACATCTCGAAAGGCATAAGACCACGGTCTACGTTCACGATACGCATATATGTCGTAGCAAAGTAAATAGGATCGTCCATGCACTTGACGAACTCTCTCAGTTCATGTTCAGTGAATGCATGTTTATAATCTTCTCTAGGAAGATTTGGGTTATTATTATAACCTTTAATCGCCATTCTTCTCGGCCTTAATCTTGGCTAATAGCTCAGACGGTGAGCCAACAAAGACAGCTTTCTCTACATTAATGCGTTGAGCATCTTGTGGCCTAGCTTCATCTTTGTTTTTAAGTTCTTTAGTTTTCTTTTGCAGATCGTAAAGGTCTTTAGTGGTATCTGCAATGGTTTTCATCATTGTGGCCAGCACTTCATAAGCGCGTGGAGATTCCGACTCTTTTGCAAGATCAGTCAGATTTTCCATTGCAGAGTTGCCTTTGTCAATCAGTGTGCGAAAGGTTCTGCGAGACAGATCGTAGTCTGTCTGTGCATCGTCTGTAAGAGCCACCTGATTTACTGGTTCTGGTGGTAAGACTTCTACCGTAACTTCTTTCTTTTCAATAGGTTCAAGACCCAAAGCATCACCTAGTCTATCTTTCATTTCATTAATCCATAGTATCAGGGAACTCTACGATTGTGGTTGTGTAACCATAATCGCTATTCGCATTTGCTGTCAAAGGATTAGGTTCAATAGTTATCTCAGAATATGTAATAGGATCAGTATCAAACGAAGTTAGACTATAGACAGCACCAGAGTTTACAGCCCTTATTTGATTATTGACTGTAAAGTTGCCTTGTGCGCCGCCAACCATAAGAGTTCCATTGTTGGCAGAGAAGTTCAATATTGTTCCGTATGCGGTCGCTGTTGTATAGTTGTTACCTTGATAAGCGGTATCGCCAATCTTAAATGGTGTATTACTACTGTTTACTTGTGTGATATTCATCTTTACGGTCTGACCGCGATACAATGCAGGATCAGCCTTGATATTTGTGATAGCCTTGCGAATGATCTTGCTTGGTGTAACTGGCCCGTAATAGTGCGCTTTCATGGTGAAGTTTAGTGTCCATGAAACATAGCGCACGGCATCAAAGTTGCCTTCATGCTCAATCACATTTGATACAGAGTTCAGGATGATTGGAACATCTTTTAAGAAACCCATTTCAGGCACAGAATCAATCGTGACTGTATAATCTGGATTAAAATAAGGAAGAACCTGTTCTACGATATGTGTGCCGTCATCTACGTTACGGGCATAGATTTGCAAATCAAAAGAAAGATCGTAAGGTACACCCATATACTGGCTATCAACTTGTGATGAAGTATTGGCCTTTGGGTTTCTTAGAAGTGAGTTCTGCTTTCTTGTGCTGTCATAGTTAAAGCCAACAAGTTCAAATGACATGCGAGGAAGAATAGTTTGAACCGGTCTGTTCAAATCTGGGTCAGCCTTCAGACGCGCAAAATACTTTTCTTTTGGTGCATAAACGATAGGAACTCTAAAGCGTTCAAGTTCAGCATTTGTTATGCTGTTCTTTCTCACCATCAAAATGTTATTGAACATGTTACCAAAAAGGATAACATATTTGCGTGTGAGTTGAAAGTAGAAGTATCTGTTACTAAGCATTATGGCATTCCAAACGGATTAGATTCTGTGAAGTCAACAAATGTGTTGGCTGCTGTCTGTATAGCACGGTTGTCAAAATCATCATTGTTAACAAAGTCACCGAGTTCATCATAAGATACAACATTTCTGGTTGTCAGGCTGCTTTCACCAATAAGGTTTGTGCCGGTATTGAACACACCCTTGACGTTATAGACTTGTAGTTTTCTGCTATTGTTGTCCCAATCTTTAACATCAGCGATAACGCTTGCAGATGCAAGATTTGCACCTTGATATACACGCTCATCAATAATATAGTTGCCTGCACCAGAACCAAGTGTAAGTTCGATATCATCATCACCAGTCTTGATGTCCTCGTTGCTGTAACGGAAGACTTCGCAACGAAGTTCGTAGATATATGGTGTGCGCTTGCCGAGTGAGAAGAACATCAGTTCTTCTTCAACGAACTTGATTTCAAAGAGTTTGCCAAGTGTTGGCACCCAAATCAGGTCACCTTCGCGTGGGCGCGTGGCAATCGTTGAAGGAATATAACGCTCGAATGCTCTGCGTGACACAACAAAGTTAGATGTGTCTCGGATTTCTAAACCAAACTTGGAGAAGAAGTCGCCATCGCCTTCGTAGCCTTCTACGTTGGCCAGATACATTTCAACACCGTATGCGCGAGTGAACTTAGAGTTTACGGCTTCACCAAGAATGTCATCGTTTGCGTCATACACTTCTCTAGGAATATATTTGACATCGTGACCCATTATCTTAATGGATTCAACGATGACATCTTCCATCAAACGCTGTTCGTTGATTATCGCTGGCGAGAAGTTATTGAAATATACTGAGGTCGCCATGGATTATCCTAAGATGAACTGAGGTGGTTCCTCATATGTATTACGGATTTGTTCTTCTAGCGTGGCGATCTCTTGATTAGCTTCTTCATAGATTTGCTGACCATTCATTGTGATACCGCCAGGTAGCTGCATACCACCAAACTTCTTCATATTGTTGCCCCACTGGCGCTTGATGTAAGCTGTGGCCAGACGCTTAAGCATCATGTCATTATAGACATCGTTGTATGCATCTGGATCAACAATGATATAACCTTCGATGATGAGCCATTCACCAACATTCATCATGCCGGCGTTCCAGTCAATGTATAACTTATCAGTGTGGCGATTGAAACGGATTGGTTGTTCACCAGAGAATAGCATGTCAAGGGTACGGATATGCTGCATTGTCAGCACATAGTTGACATAGCTAGTGCTGGTGAAGTCATAGAGTTCATGCAAGCGCAACTGATAGCGCAAGTCGAACATGTTGACCGTTGCGTTAGAAGATGCGATTGGGAAAATGCGGGTCACACCGATGATGTTCTCGGTAATAGGAACATAACCGTTGTTAATGTTATCTTGAGTAATCTGGTGCTTCAGGTACCAGCGTTCAACACCGTCATAGTGAAACTGCTGGAAATACTGTAGGGCTTCGTCAACGCGGTCATCTACCTGATCGTCATCTACGTTGATTTCGATTACAGGGAAGCCAAGCTGGCGTAGGCACCACTCTTTAAGTTGTTCTCTGGACGCAGGAATACCCATTTTTACCTCTTTTCTAGGTATTTATAAAACTGTATGGAAGCTACTCAGTTTATAAATCTGATATAATATGATGATAGTCCATTGTTTCCTCCGTCACTCATACTCACCGTCACGTTAGCAGAAATAGTATCTGTTGGATTAAAAATGGCATATTTCATATAGGCCTCGGTGTTAGTATTAAGTTCAACAATATTGGCACCAGTAGAAGTAAAAGTTCTGGTAGATATTGCACCAGTAGATGAATATGACGCAAAGGCTATAATAGGTCGAGTTGCTCCCACGATATTAATCGTTTGAGTTGCTGGTGTGCCTGCAACAGGACCTTCATTGGCTATATCTAAAATCTGAAAGTTTCCTGTTTGACCTGGAGAGTTTGGTCTAAAAATAGCCAAAATCTTTCTTTGACCAAATTCTGACATTCCAGTAAGAACTCTGCCGGCATCAGACACTACAAGTCTTTTATATGAAATATCAAGTCTTGATCCTGTTGAGTCAACTGTTGTTGTTCCAGCAAACTTTGTAAATCCTGCTGGAATAACTTGATTGGCGTTACCTGTAAGAAAGACTGTTGACTGATCGTGCAATATGGCTATATCACCGTCTATAATATTAGAAGGCATGGTGATAGTTCGACCTGTGCTTGAAACAGAGGTTAAAAAGGTAAAAGATACCGCAGGTTCAGAGATTCTTGCGTTTTTGAAAGTGGTTGCCATGTTTGATTAACTATTTGACCATCTTAGCGTATATAATCCAGGGTTTGGAGAACTTGAGCTGTATGTGACACCAATATTATAAGATGCGGCAGCGGCCGCTATTGTTGTGTTTGCATGTGAAACGACAGGTGAACCAGCTTCACTTGTCGATTCATTATTTTCTGTTGCGCCAGTCCATGTAAAGGTTCTGGCGTCTGCTGTTGCATAGGCTAGAATAGCGTCATTTGCGGCTACGTTTAGACTTTGGAATATTGAATCTACTGTGCTGCCCCATAGATTATTGGCCGTTATCACAGGATTAAGATTAGCGGCTCCAAAAAGATTATAAACGCTAATATAGCAGCGACCTTTACCTGAAGTTGCCGTCACACCTATTGTTGCTGTAGTTTTGCTATTATCTTGAACAAAATAAACTCTATGATGAGATTCGTTTGCACCTGAAACAGTAGCTTTCGATTCTTGTAGTAGTGTTGCGCTAACACCGTCAACCGTAAGGTCGCTAATTGTACCTGTTGAAATGCCAGACATTGATACAACAATCACAACATTTCTTCCAAATGCCGCAGGACCAATGCTTTGTCCTATGAATGTGTATGTGGTTAAGTTTGTTAAATCTTCAGCGGCACCAACATACCTTAAAGCTAGAGGAAGGGCTGTCCAACTTACTGTTCCAGTATTGGCCGTTATTGTTCTGATTTTGAATCCACCAGAAGATGTTTCAGATGAAACAAGATTAGAGCTTACATTGATTATAAATGTGTCAGGATATTTTAATATAACAACACCAGAGCCGCCGTTACCGCCAATAGCGTTGGTAGCACCGCCGCCTCCACCTCCGCCACCACCCGTATTTACGGTTCCGTTAGTGCCGTTTGCTAGGCTGCCTCCTGCTCCACCACCACCATTTCCTCCTGTTCCAGGTGTGCCGCTTACTGCGCCACCGCCACCGCCACTGTAGAAAACTGTTGATCCTGATATTGAAGATGACGCGCCAGCGCCGCCATTACCGCCGGTGTTAACACCACCATTTGAGCCCGGTGTGCCAGCACCACCGCCACCGCCACCACCATTAGTAACTGCTGTGCCACTTTGACCAACGCCACCGTCGTTACCTTGACCTGATGTACCGACACCAAAAGCTGTTGTATTATTTCTACCTGCACCACCGCCTGAACCACCTGATCCGCCTGCACCAGCACCACCAGCGCCGCCACCGCCACCGCCTAAAGCTGTTATTGTGCCAAAAGTTGAGTTGGCGCCGCGCCTTAGATTTACATCATCAAAAACTGGATCGCCGGTGCCAACACTGCCAAGCCCACCGGTGCCTACACTTACTGTATAACTTTCACCAGTTATAAGTATTGTGCTTCCAGCTAAAATGCCTCCGCCACCACCACCACCGCCATTTCTGTTTGCAGCACCTATTGCATTACCGCCACCGCCACCGCCGGCAACGATCAAGTATTCAACCGAAAATCCTCCAGGTGGAACATACAAATAAGGTATTTGATTATATCCAGAAAAAACTACCGGCATAAACTTACTCCGGTTTCACAGGCCATACAACATCATCAGGAAAACCTGGTTGTTCAGGAACATCTAGAAGTGCCT